CTGCCGTGTAGCTAGCAGTGATGGTTTGGAATCCTACTGTAACAGGCCCAACAGTTGTACTTGCTGTACCAATAGCATTAGTCACTGTGAGGGTGGGAGTAAATGTTCCAACCGTAGTGTATACATGAGTAGGATCTTCTACTATACTACCTAGACCATCACCAAAATCCCAACCCCAAGATGTAGGAAGTGCGTTGGTAGCAGAACCTCTAAGTTGTAGGGTATAAGGTTTAATGCCTGAAGTAGCTACCGTAGTAACTGTAGTTCCAGAAACATATTGAGCTAGTGGTACAGGTTTACCGTTAGATACTACAATATAGCTAGTCTTCTGTTCTGAGTCTGTTTGCCAAGTCGCAGTAGCTACTGTGCTGGTAGCAGTAAGGGTAACTGTATAGGTACCTGTTGTAGTGTATACATGGGTGGGATTTTGTGCAGTTGAGGTACCACTGTCTCCGAAGGTCCAGGCCCAACTAGTAGGAGTTGGTGTACCTGTGCTAGCATCATAGAAGTTAACACTAAGGTTTTGTACTCCACTTGTTGGAGTAGCTGTGAACTGTGCTACTACCGAAGCAGCAGAAGCTAATACAGTAATCAGACTGTTAGTAGACTTATTACTTGAGCCTCCTGCGTTAGTTTCAGTTAGGGTTACTGTATATGTAGCTGGAGTAGTATATACATGTACTGGATTCTGACTACCACTTGTTGCAGAGTCTCCAAAGGTCCAGAGCCAGCTAGTCGGTGTATTAGTTCCTTGATCAGTAAAAGTTACTGAGAGGGGACTTGTTCCGGTAGTGGTACTAACTGTAAAGGCTGCTACTGGCGGAGTGGGTGGGGTGTAGGTTACAGTTAGGGTTAGGTAGTAGAGGGCTGCAATTTTTGCGCCATCGTCTGCATCCCCGTTGCTTTGAAATCCCCAAGTAGTGCCACTGCCAGAATAGAAGTCTGTATGTGCCCAACTTTTGAATGCAGTTACATCGACACTTCCAGCAGGTCCAAGCCCAGGACCTAGTGTAGCCCCATAAGCTGTACCATTAATAACAGTTCTAAAAGATCCTCTATTAAGACCCTCGTACATTCCCCAGTTAATGCTAACTCCTGTGATAGTAGCACCAATCATGTTTGCTGGTTTTTGTGAAGCGTTATTATTATAAAGTATAATGGTGTGAACAAACACAGGATTATAGTCTTGTACTCCAGTGCTATTATCCCCGTCATTCATTGCAGCAACTACACTGGCTCCTCCATAGAGGTTCCAGTTATTATAGCTTACACTGTCACAAAGAATAGTGACTGACGCCATTACTTCTTCTCCCCTGCGCCGCGTGCAGCCTTCTGCTTCTCAGCTTCCCTAAGGGGCTGACTCTCTCCATAATCTGGACCAAGGAAATCTTTGTAGAGTTGAGTGCTTCTTAGTTTCTGATTTCTAAACTCCGCCGCAAAGATAAACATATCTTTAAGTGGACTGGTGGTTCCGAAGGCCTCTTCAGTTCCGCTCTTCACATTCATCTGCCATACTGCATAATCCAAGATCCTATTAATTTCTTCATCACCTAGTTGGATGTAATCTGAGTTTGCGTTAAGTAACCTATCTCCGCGATAGTAATCTACCTTGATATTCGCATTTGGCCTGGGGGAAAAGACTACCTTGTTAACGCCGAAAGGAGTCCAATAATTGGGGGTATCAGCTGTGCCAGTCTTCCAGCCGCTAAACCCGTGGTCTAGATCCGGCCAGCTAATCTGTTGAAGTTTGGGATAGGAGTAGAGAACTCCTGTGGTGGTATGTACTACGGTGGCCATTCGCAAGATGCTTAGGGGCATATTGGTTTCAACCGTGGTGGCTGCTTCTTGCTTAATATATATAGTACTAGACGCAGGTGCATAAAGCTCTGCCACCTCTTGAGAGATGCCAGAAGAGAGCAAAACTCCGGTAGCCTGAAATTCACCTACTAGAAGCTGCCAAACATTTAGCCCCTCATTAAGTGCAATTTCAGCCTCAGCCTCAGCCCAGAAGTTTCCCTGGCCACCTACCCGTTGGGCGAGTCGAGTTTTTAGTTGTGTGAAGGTGGTCTTAGCATATGCCAAAGTCCACCTCTACCAAAGTGCTAGTGTGCCTGCAGGGCAAGAGTGAATTGTCTTTACCCGAATAGGTAGCCATGAGCCACCAACTACTGAGCTAAAAGTTACTGATGCGGTTGCAAAAGCTAGGGTGCAGCTTAGATCACCATTAGTTGAAATATAAACTGCGCGACTAACTGGACTAATAGCTTGATCAGTATTAGTAACTACAGTGGTTACTTCTGCACAAGATCCACCTGAGCCATATCCGTCACCGATAGGAAGTGCCATTAGAAGAGGCCTCCACTTTTAGCTTGAAGCTTATTAGCGAATGGATTAGGGCGCTTCAAAGAACCCATATCTGCTAGTGAATCAAGTTCTGGTGTATCAAAATCTTCGGCAGAAGCTAGACCAGCAGCAGGATTTAAGGCAAGTTTCCCACTCTTTTCTTGATCTCTACCAGCTTTCCAGTCCCTAAACTTACTTAGGCCACTAGTCTTATTTCCCATCACGCCCTTACCAGCTAGAACATTCTTTCCGGCCTTCTTTAGAGCTGAGAGACCCCCAGTAGCAATTGTACTTAGAAGTCCCATCTCTTACTCCAGTTCATTCAAGAAGCTGTCTAGTTCGCCTTCGCCAACAATCCTTACAACCTTCTGGCCGTTGATCGTGAAGTCTGAGCCAGCAAACTTAGCTGAACCTTCAAACTCTAGATCCGCCGAGCCACTAGAAGCGGGAACCACAGCGTCTTTGAAGATGCTGCGCGTACCCTTTTTGCCTTCTGCCATTTGTGTTTCTCCTTACGTAGTCGGCGCCAAACCGTGCGCCTGAATGAAGTTCGCATCCCTGGGGAATCCAATAGATGCGTCGTCGTAGACCAGCATGCGCTGGCTTCTGTCTAGATCTGAGAGTACACTTTGCTGCAAGCTTTGATCAAACATCGCAGTATACTTTTGGTGTAGGTCCATGTTGAAGTACATGTTCTGTCTCTCTGGGGTTCCGGGCCAAAGGCACAGTTCCGAGAGCGCCCCATAAACTAGGGTCTCAGGTTTGAGCAAAGTTATCGGATAATCAGCGTTAGCTGTTAGTTCCGCGTTTGCTACATACCTATAAAGTAAGTGTGTGCTTGCTGGAATCCGGGGCCAAAACTCGTATCGCGGGTAAGCCACTCCGACAGAAACCCTAGACTTCGCTGGGACATACAGAATAGGGTAACCTGTGTTAACCCGCCTGGGATCGATGAAGTCTAGATAGTTAGGCTGATGGAAAGGCCGGCGCAATCGCCAGTTGTTATTAGCATCCCGAATGTCATCAAGCACTGCTAGGTCAGAAGGGAATTCTACTAGGAAGTCTCCTATGACGAAGGTGCTAGTTGCGGCAGTTACGCCTGGGTAAGCCATGTCCAAGGTTAGAATCTTAAAGGTGCCATCAATTGCGGTGATCGTGTAGTAGGGCGGATAAGATCCGACTCGGAGTTGCTTCCCCAGATATGTCGTGGCATTACCCAAAGAAGTAGTTAGGGTGGCAGTGGCTGAGCCATTAGTCACAGCTACTGTACCTGTACTGAATTGGGCAATGGTAGTATATTCTGAATCTTTGTAGAGTTCACTCCAGTAGTGTAGATCCAGGCATCTCTTGTAGGTGTTTTTCACGAATGCTTGGGCTAAGGCTACTGGCGTACCAGGGGCATAGAGCAGTACGCGATTCCAAACTTGTGAGAATGTATCTTGTGCCATCTAAGCTCCTGGAAAGTAAAGGGGCTCTTGAGAGAGCCCCCCTACAAATTTGTTAGAATCCGTAAACGAAGACTTCAAACTTCGCAGTCGCACACTGAAGTACATTCGCGGTAGAATAGTCCGTGATAGTGCCAATCGTGACGCTAGCATGGGTACTATCCCGACCGTCTAGGGTACCTGTGCGATTAGTAAGTTGAACTCCAGTAATACGCTTGAGGCCGACAGTATTAGGAAGCACAGTGTCAGTAGTGTTGGCAGTTGTAAGAATTACGCGCTGCCGCTTCTGATCACCAGCCCAGCCGTCAACCACAGAATGGATTGTTGCTGCAGGCATGCTTTATCTCCTTACCAGCCGTTACGGAAGACTTGGAGCTGCGCGGTAATAGCGGAGTCAGTAGACGTGGTGACTGCACCAATTGCGAAGCCGAAAGTCTCCGGAGCAACCGGAACAGCCACAGCCTGAGACGTGATAACCACGGTGGCTAGTGTCTTAAACTGAGGATTATTAGCCAGCTGTAGCCTATCACCAGCAACCACGGTATCCGTGACTGCTACTGACGCGATTCCACCAACCTGGATGAAACCGTACTTGTTGGCCGCGGGGGAAGCTCCGAGGGCTACGCCTGCCACGATGGGATTTGTAGTTCCACCTAGACAATCGGTGCTCTCGCCGCTGACCACGAAGTCATCAAGGTCTACCCAATAGACAGGGTGACCCGCAACTAGGGTCTCGCTGTCAGTCGAATAGCGCTGTACATACTGGAAGAACTGCGGTTGCTTCTGGCCGTTGTCACGTCGAATGCCCATGACCTTGCCAAGCTGCCCCGCAACATACGGAGTGTCCTCGGATACGTTAGCTAGATTAGCTGACCCACCCTGGACCCAGAGACCATCTTTTTGAAAATTGCTCATTCAATTTCTCCAATCAGAGATTAGCTGATGCCCCAGAGGACGCGACCAAGCCGGGGGGCCTGTACGGTCATGTTACCAGCAAACTTGTAATGACCAACCACTAGGGAGTTGTCTTGCGCCGGGAGGAAGCCCGTGAAGCCAAATCCAAAGAGCGGATCGGTTGATAGATAGAAGCGGATGTACTTCGTGTTAAGGAAGTATAGGGTCTCGGCGGAGATTTCCGCTGAGCCGCTCGTGCCACGGCCTAGCTTCGCAGCTTCGGACGCGGACACAACATCAGAGCCCGGAGCGTAACGATCTTGGAAGATCGTAGCGCCGTTGAACTTGATGCCCTGGAAACCAAAGTCGGCAGTCGTGCCCTCATACCGTTGCTGAGCGTGGAACGCTAGCTTGATAAGGCTCATGCCCTTATTGGTCGTGATTAGCAGATCCGGCGACTCAGTACCGTATACGACTGAGTTGTAGGCCTGCTCTAGGATGGGGTAGCTGATCGGACCAGCAACGTTACCCGCCACAAAGCCCGTAGCCGCTAGCTTCGGACTGTTTAGGGCAGAGCCGATATTCGCGTCATTCCGGGTTAGGGTTAGATAGCTGGTGAAATAATCACCAAAGGGGCCAGCCGTTACGCCCTCACAGAGCGCCTCGTCTAGACCATTGATGTACTTGGAACGATCAGTCGTTACGCCAGTGACGTTCGTCTGGCCGTGACGGAAGATGTCGGTAGCTAGCTTGGCGCTCATGGTTAGAGCAGCGGTCTGCATTAGCGTGTCGATGTAGTTGAATACAGCCTCAGGGCCTGCAAGCTCTAGCTTCACTTTTTCAATGAGGGCCGGAACCGGGACGTTGTAGTAACGAGGGGTTACTGTTCCGCCCGTAAAGATCTGGTGCTGAGAAAGATCAAAAGTATCCCCAGGCTGATATGCAGAAACGTTCATCATATCATACAGGAAATTCTCTTGCCAAGAGGGACCGCCGGCATACTTGGCCAAGCAATTACGCTTGATGTACGCCATCGTCGGGCCACTCTTGAATACCTGATCCACTAGTCCGGGGACAATCGTCTTCCGGGTAATGGAGTTTACGGTATCTAGAAATGCCATTGGTTAAAACTCCTATTAGACAGCACCAAATTGTGCTGGCTTGAAAGGCCCTGTTACTTCTTGCCTAGTCTGTCAGGTTGCCTTCCATTAGCTCTTTCATTGCAGCAGAAACGCGGTCCGCCCGTTCAGGGGCACGAACTCCGCCTTGATCCACTGCCTTGTTAAGAGACTGAATGTAGTCAACCACCGAAGGTCCGGAAGGCTGAAGATGATCGGGGCTGTTAGTCATCGCAGAACGTCTACCGTCTTCGAACCATTTCTTCCTCTCATCCTCATGGGACTTCTCAGCACGTTGCTGACGTTCCTCTGCGGTGAGATTCTGATAAGCTCGCCACGGCTCAATGCCCTGCTGAAGTGATAGCTTGATCACCTCACGAGGATCAATGTCAAAGTTGTTCTTAATAGAGTCTTTGAGCACTGCGCTCATATCTCCTAGAACTGCTGGCAGAAGTCTGTCGAGTACTTCTGCTTTAGCACCTTGAGCCCTGAGACTCGCAAGGTCTTCTGCACTAAGGTTAATTCCTGTTCCTTGGGCTGCGGGGGGATTTCCGGTTCCAGAAGCAAGCTGCTCTCTTAGGGCATCTCGCTCAGCAATAAGGGCTGCATTCTTGGGTGATTCATCTTCATACCAAGTTTCTAGCTCTTTCCTTGCTTGTTCCAGTTCCTTCTTGGAAGCATCCAGTTCATTCATCCGGCGATACAACTCTTTCTCGCCGACGGTGCCTCTGTACGTTTCCCTAGCAATTGGTAGGGCAAGCCAAGCTTTAAGTGCATCTTGCTCGTCTGCTGCTACCTCATTCATCATTTCCTGACCCCACGCCTTGAACAGCTCGTCTTCCTTCTTGCTCACGTATAGCTCCTTGGTAGCTTACCTACTAGACAGGGAAGTTCGGGTTAGGCCTCATTTGGCCTGTTCCTTCTGTGCTTCCTTGAAAAGAGGCTCCACCTGAAACTGCCTTCGCTAGGACCTCCGCCAGCTGAGTTTTGATCGTATCGATCGCCTCAGCTTGATCGGGGAGAATTCCAGCCAATGAGTCTAGCGTATTGCTCAGCTCATCAAAGACATCTTTGAGTCCTCCCCCGCCGCCTGGGGTTTCGGACCCTGCCATTGGATCTTCTTCCGGCAAACCTTGGGGCACCATTGAGGTGAGGCCCTGAGGAGTGGCTCCCGGAGGAGGACCCGCCATTTTGTTAGAGGGCGGCATTGTAGCCATAATAGCTACTTCTTGCCGCTCTTGTTATTCTGCTCGGGTGCAGGAGAACCTAGCCCTTTAGGGGAGGCTACTGCATCCTTGAACGGGGAACAGATAGCGCCTTTGTTGGTCGCTAGTCCCTTCACCGAAACCGATCCGCCGCCTTTTGCCATGTTACGCTCCTTTAATATATACGCCACTTTAAGGGCGCATACACATTATATGTGTATGTGCCTGAGATGTCAACTAACTTTCTGCAACTATAGGTCTAGTTCCGCCGTCCCTAGTTTCTAGGTGAGGAGGGACCTGCCCACTAGGAGGGCGGCCCTGCCGGCCTTTTGGGCCTTCTCCTCCTTCTGGAGGAGGTGCGCCCGGAGGCCCACCCTGAGGTGGACCACCTGGACCCGGAGGTGCTGCGCCAGGGGGCGCTGGGGGTTGAGCCATCATCTGCTGAATTTGCATCAGCTGTTGCTGAAGCTGTGCCATCTGAAGTTGAAGATTAAGATTCACTTGCTCAGGTGGGGGGCCTTGCATAATACCCAGTCTCTTGGCTTCTGCGATGCGCTCCGGAACACTTTCAGATGGCATAGGCCCAGCATCCGGGACATCAAACTGATCCCAGATAGTCCAAGGATCTATCATCTGCTCCCGGAAGAGCTGAAGCATAAACATCTTCTGCGTAGTATGCGATACATTAAGCCAGCTATTAGGGGCTACTTGGAAGCTGAAGAGCCGATGATGTTTCATCGCTCTTTCACTCCTAGCGCCCTCTCCAGCCGGGATCATGTTCCCAGGCTCAAAGTCGAAATCTTCTCTGGTTAGGCCATCTTTCCCTAGAAGCTCAATCCTTCGGGGGGCTGTGTACCACTGGAAGAAGCCAACCTTTAGCATGTCCGCTAGTTCCCCTAAGGAGACTTCCATGCTCCTGGATCGGAGGCGGAGTAGAGGAGAAAGGGCTTCCATGTATTTCTCCATAGTGTCCGCTGAGGGCATCTGCCCCATTTGGCTAAGCTGGGTGACTCCTTTGGTGCCTCCTGTATCTTCCATCTCCCCCTTTAGGAACTCGATGAGTTCCGAGAAGATCTTGAAGACTTGCGGGTTGGGACCGTCCAGAATTTTGAAAGGCTCGCCGGCAGCTGGATTATAGTGCATCTTGACACCAGGAGCGCGGGTGTCCAAAGCATCGAGGGCCGACTTAGGCATCGCCCGTTTATCTGCGGCAACACTTCTCCTGACCCATTGGGCAAGTCCATCGTCTGCTCCTCTCAAGGCTTCATTAAGTGAATCCTGTAGGGGGATGAGATCCCCGATGATACTGCAGCCTAGAAGGCTCCAGGGTAGTGGATCTAGGGTAAAACGCACTACTGGGAATTTCCCGTGCCAATGTGGATTGGGGATATCCTTAAGAACTGTTTCCGGGGTGAAGATTATTAGGCGGCCCCTGGGATAGAGTCTAGCCATATCCTTAGTTACTAGCTGACCTTCAGGGGTGCTGGCACCCATAGGATAGACTGTGTAAGCCCAGTCGCCCTCACCTAAAGTCACAGGCTTATCAGTTAGGTTAAGAGAGTCATCCTTAACATATGCTCTCATAATGTCTACGCCGGGGGCTTCTGTAGTCCCCGCCTTACCATCAAGGATATCCCACTGGGGGCTGACCACATAGTTAGGCGTTTTATCCCGGGCTTCCATAGGTGCCCAACTAGTCACCTTCCCTGCTAGCTTAGCGGCTTTGGTGGGGAACATCCTCCGGATAGTTTCAAGGGGAAGCCTTTGTCGCAGGATTACTCCGCGCCATGCTTGAATGTCGTCAGAGAAAACCGGGTCTACTGGGATAACATCCCGGGGGTCAAAGGGAACAAGTTCAAGATCCCCTTGTCCACCGTTAAGCTCGGAGTTATAGGTGAGAAGGCCATAACCTGAGCCGCCTACCAAGCTATACAGAATAATGGAGACGAGTCTTCTGTCTGCTTTGGTGTTCCTCCACCATGCTTTAGCTAACTTATTTAAGACGTCACTTTGCTCCTTTGAGCCCTCATCATAGGTCTCATAATTCCATATAGGTCGGACGTCTGTCATGGTAGCGGCAATTTCCAGGGCGAGCTTCCTAAGCCTATTATCTGTTACGCGGCTAAGCGCTTTCCCTTTAGCAGTCCCTTGCTTACCTTCAATGTAATTGATCGCTAGGGGTGCTTGATCCCAAGCTCTTTCTTTCTTGAGTTGAACTATCCCTTCGCCGAATTTCAGTCTGAGCCAGTTTAAAAGGGCTTTCTCTCTCTCACTAGCTGAGAGTTCCGCTGCAAGATCTACATCAATGCTTGCCATTATTTCATCTCCACATTTCCAAGATCTTTCACTTTACCGTCTAAAGCATTAAGTAGATCAGTCCAACTAACTTCAAGGTCTAACTCTTTTACAAAGGATAATCCACCACAGGCTGGATGTTGTGCTGCCGCAGATAAATATATTTTGGCTAAATTGTCTTTGGTTCTAAAAACAGCTTTTACATGCTCAACGGGGAATGCAAAATCTCTGCCACAGTTTGGACATTCTGGCATATCTGTATTTGTGCAATGACATTGGAAGAAATCTGGAATTGCCATATTATACCTTACGTTTGATCAAAGTAACAATAAGCTCTCTAAGGCTATCTACATTGTTGTTCATAGCAAAGGCCTTGTACTCTTGATTTCTGCTATTATGCCGTTCATCCCAGCTTCCTGCAATAGTGAAGTCAAAATCACAAACATATCCTACGTGCGGCGCATTAACGTCTCTCCAACCCTTGTTTAGATAAAGGGGCCACCAGCCGCTCATGGGCGGCCACTGATGGGTAGGATCCCCATAAGCACAGGAATGAGACCAATTTGGCGTAACTATTAGAGCAGTAGCCCCAGGAGTTAGAACCCGGTAAAGTTCATTAAAGAAAGAAATCCTTTCCGCTCCAGTGAGATGTTCTACAAAGTGTGAAGAATTTGCCTCACTAACACTTGAGTCTGACCAAGGCCAAGGAGTCTTCCGAATGTCAAGTTTATGTGTTTGACCAAAGTCAAGTACATCAATTCCCTGGAAGCCCTCTTTTGGCCTAGGCCCACAACCAAAGTCAAGCTTTATGAGTTCTGGTATTAAGGCCAACTTTTTTTGTGCCGCTTTACGCCCCATGCTTTTCTCCCTTACCAAGTCATGTCATTAGCGAGATCATAGTGACCCACTAGTGTACCACAGTCTACGGCGCATCTATATCCATATTTTCTGGCATCTCCCCAGAAATAAAGATCTTGTGTGCCTACGCCTTCTTTGCCAGCAACGGTCTTAAACCAAGGTTTCCTTAACCTATCATCTTTAAACATGTTGAGACGCCACAGATTGAATCCCATGCCGGTACCACAGCATTCTACTAATCCTCCCGTAGGATCCGGTGGTTGAGGCCGGAAGTTGATTTGAGGATCTTTAGGATCCCCCCAGATCTGCGGAACACCCCCCTCACCTTTTGTCCAGTAGAGGCCACCAATGCAAGCAAACTCTGGATGCTCTTCCATCCGCTTGATAAGTTTAAGAATACCATCTATTTCCGGAATATTATCATGCTCAATAGTAAGTATATATTCCCATTGGCTAAGATCCGGGTGAGCAAGAATAGCCTCTATACTACTTGTGTAGGCCTCCCCTACTTCCATCCCAAGGGCACCCATCCAATGAGCTGCCTGATTAGGCGGAAAAATAAGGCACCTATGTGACAAGGCTACCTTAGTTGGCATAGTATCCCCAGCCGGGATAATGACTATTACTCTCTGCTTTTTCCAGCTACCGCCTTGTAAGATCCTAGCGCTAGATGTCTCCAGGATCTGATTATGTCTTCCTACGTCATTACTAACGATCTGTGGTTTCATCTATTCTCCCTAGACAATTCTCATAAATTGCATGTACAAAGCTTGGTTCGATGCGGTAGTAGACACCTTATCTATGCCGAGGGAGTTTGTGGTTCCAGCAGCGCCACCCGTTGTGAAGCTTCCGAGCCCAGGTTGCCAACCTACGCTGGAGTTCGTTCCGCTCCCAAGTGTTCCAATTGCCAGAGTGTTCTGCGTAACACCAATCATACTATTGAAACTCACGAGCATTCTGGTGCCGACAGAGACGTTGGCATTTCCTGTAGCAAAGGTAGTGGATCTACCGTAACCCACCCAGTACTGCCCCGGAGCCAAAGAGAGTCCAAGCGCCACGTCGTACTGCTTTACGCCCGTCAGGTCGGTGAGGTTGGACGTATGCCAGTTGACCGTTCCCGATGAGATGCTATAGTCCTTGGTAAAGGAAGTACCGCCAATGGAGAGACGATTGCTGACGGTGTACTGGGTTGAGTTTCCTGCAGCGTAAGAGATCGTGATGAGTTGCTGATCCACAACCTGAGTCGAAGTCAGGTATTGGAGCGATAGGGAATTCCCCCCCGCTCCCCGGCTGTAGATCACGATGTTGTGTGACGTGATCGCACTGATGCTGTAGGAGATGTTCCCAGTGGTTGCCTGCGTAGAGGAGGCCGCCACTGAGCCGCTTGCGATCAAACGCATGCGATCCAGGCTTAGATTCTGAGGTAACACGACAGGAACAAAGTACGAGGTGGACTGAGCAAAACTCATTGTGACAGTGTTGATCGCATCCGCGGGAGTGCCGAAGTAACTGTACGTAGCGCCGACGGCCGCCGCAGGCCCGAAGATCGAGAGCGTGCCGCTCGACCCGTTGATCGACTGGCTCATCGTGATGTTGGATCCCGGCACGAAGACGAATTGGATGTCGTCTCCATTCACTGCCCCGGTGGTGCCCGCGGTCGAACCGCCCTGGGTGATGTTCGAGATCCCGAAGCTCTGCGTGATCGCGGCGGCGCTTGGAGCAGCCACTGAGAGACTTAAACCAGCAGAGTTCAGGGTGAATGTAGCATTTGTAGCCGCAGTACCCGTACCGGCCAGTCCGGACCCGTTGAAGGCCAGTCCTGAACTATTTAACGTGATCGAAGCGTTTCCGGTGATGCCAGTGCTTGTTCCAGCAAGACCAGAGCCATTAAAGCTGAGCCCGGTGCTGTTGAGCGTGATGCTG